AAGTGCTGGACCTGGACGAGCTCGAGCTGACTGCACCGAGCGCTGGCACCGTCGTGGGCAAGCTCCACCAGATGGCCGGCGGGGCATGCTTTGACGACTACGGCCGACCGATCGAGATCCACGACGAGAAGCTCGCAGAGCTCGAAGAGATCATCGAAGAGGTCGACGGGCCAGTGATCGTGGCCTACTGGTACACCCACGAGCGCGATCGGCTGCTGGCCAGGATCGAAGGGGCGGTGGACATCACCACCGACGAAGGCATGGCCGCAGCGAAGGCTGGCCAGGTCTCTGTAGCCCTGCTGCACCCGGCCTCTGCGGGCCACGGCATAGACGGCCTGCAAGACCACTACTCGGCGATCGTCTGGTACTCGATCCCGGCGAGCTTCGAGCTCTACGACCAAGCCAACAAACGAATCATTCGCAGCGGCCAACGCGAGACCGTCCGGGTCTACCGGATCGTCGCGGCCAACGGAATTGTGGACCTGCAAGCGCTGGCCCGACTGGCCAGCAAGGAGGCAGAGCAGGAAAGATTCTTTCAACACCTGGAGGGCAAGGCATGAAGACACGCGAGCGCATCTCGAGCGCACAAGGATCAGGGAACCTGGGCGAGGTGCCCGTGGACGAGCTGGGCGACATCGACATCATCCGAGCGTGCGGCATGGTGGGCGCCAAGTTCCCGCTGGGCGTGAGCCTGTGGCGTCTGAAGTACGCCGGCGACTCGAGGGAGTTTCGCAGCGCGCTCGATGGCCTGTGCCTGCTCATGGAACGCCGAGGCCTGGCTCCGGAAAACGTGCCCGAAGCGATCGACACCGTTGTGGCCGTGCTTAAGCACTGGCTGGACGACGTGTGCCACGTCTGCGAGGGCAGGGGTTACGAGTTGGTGCCGGGAGCGCCTGTGCTATCGGAGAAGCCGTGCCAGGCCTGCGGAGGGGAGGGGCGGGTGAAGCTGCCCCGTACAGATGAGCCAGCTCAGTGGCTGGCCGAACAAATTGCAAGGATGGAAAGAGAAGTCGCCGGAGCGATCATGCGAAAGCTCGCGGCGGACATGGACTTTTAGTCATTCGTCGAAGTAAACCCAGACGACCCCGGCGATGAGGCCAATCAGGCCTACAACAAAAACCCAGGCGTCGCCGGCATGAGCCCACGTCGACATATCGGTCAGCGATGGCTTCATGGCTGGCCTCCCGTGGCTCTGGAAATGGCAACGTCAACCAAGATGCGTGTCGGGCCTCGCGGGGCGCCTAGCGCGTCGTACAAAGACGCCAGCTCTTTAAGCGCGTGCAACAGCTCAGGTGCCGCGGCCATAAGTCTTGCGTCATCACAGCACCGCGCTTGCGCAGCGAGTCTTGCTTCCAGGTGCCGGGTGTTTCTTTTTTCGTCCACTACCCAAAGCCATAGTTGTTGATCGCTCATGCTGCCACCTCACTTTCGGGGGCCTCGCATGAAAGATCCACAAGCCAAGAAGCGGGCAGTGGCTCAAGCGGCTGCAACAACCCTGGGTGCGAACCCCTGGGCATTTCCACAAGCTTGAAGGGATGGCCCAAAAGGCAAACAGGGGCTTTGCTGTATCGATTGCATTCGATGGAATACGGCACGGCCAACTTGTAGCCTGTGCCATCGACGCGGAACAGCTGCACGGGATTGGCCCGCAGTTCCCGGCGACGGCGGGCGTTGAATTGAGCGATCGAAAGTTGTGTCATGGCCGCCCCCTTACTCGACAGAAATGTCAGAGATCCGCACGACGAAAAAGTCTTCGCCGCGGGTGGTGTGGGCCGCAATCAGCTGCCGGCTCGGGTTGAGCTTGCGAGCCACGGATTGCCAGTCGATCGTCACCTTGCCAGGGACGTAGGCGATAGCCGCCTGGTGCTGCTGGCCAAGCACGAAGGCCTGGTCGCCGTCGATCAAGGCTTCGCGAAGGGCCGAGGCCTCATCCTTCAGCGCACGGATCTGGGCGTTGACAGCTGCAAGGCGGTCCACGATGCCGCCAAGTACGTGGGATTGGTTTTGATTCATTTTTATAAAAGCTCCTGCATCGTTCAGGCTGTTTCGGCCGCCTGGATCGCCGCCTATGCCGCCCTGGTTACAAGGGGCATAGGAAAGGGGCCGAAGCCCCTTCCCAGGTCAGGCCGCAAGCGCAATGAGCTCATCGAATGCGCGTTGCTTGAGCTGCGCACCCGTGCCCCACTGAGAAGACACAAAGCGGTTTTCGTCGCTGCGTGCACGCACGTGGTGATCGGCGTACTCGGTGACCGCCTGCAGCACGCCATTGGCGGTGCCAAAGACGCCATCGAGATGGGCGCCCATGCCGTCGCCGTTGAACAGCGCGAGCACCTTGCGATAGCCGGCGGTCTCGCGTGCCTTGTCGCGTGCCTCTTGGCTGTCGCCGGCGGCAAACAAGCCAGAGACAATCTCAGCGGCCAGCTCTTCGTGCACCTGGACGTTGGCGAGCTTCACCAGGTTGTGCTTGAAGGCGGACCAGGCGGCCTCGTTCAAACCCATGAAGTTTTTTACGTTGGCCGCATCGAAGACCGAGCGGTGCGAGACCTTGACCGAAGGCGCTGCGTCTTCAACGGCCATTTGCAGCGTGTTCTTGCAAACCACGCGGACAGTCGTGCGGCGGACTTCGGTGGCCAGGCTGCCGTCAGCGCTGGTCGAGATCAGGATGTAACCGCCGACCTTGTCGAGCACGCTAGTGGGCGCGGCCTCGCCGATCTTGGCAGTGGCCCAGAAGCGCTTGCCGCCGTAGATCGTGCCGGCCGCGCTGAGCTCGAGACCGCCGACTTTTGCGATGTCGCGGAAAAACTCGAGCACCTCGCCGGGTTGCACGACCTGGTACTTGTTGGACACAACGCCCAGGGCAGCCTTGCTATCGCTGCGAAACAGCACGTGCTGATCGGGCAACTCGAGCAAGCCTGCGGCGCCGCGCTCGGTGGCGTAGCGCACCTTTGCGCGGTAAATGGACCAATCCATACCGGCGGCCGTGCGCCAGTCTTCGATTGATTGGCCGTCGGCCATGGGATTGCCCAGGCCGTGCCAGGGGGCGCCGTCGGATTGAAGGTAAGCAAATTCAACTTGGCCGTTTGCGCGGACTGTTAGTTCATGTGACATTTTTGAATCTCCTAGGTAAGTGGGACTAACGTTGATGGGCGAACGATTACTGCGCGGGTGAGCAGATGCCCTGCTCGATCAATGCCGAAGCCGTGCGGCCAAAGAAGCCCTGCAGCTGCCAGCAAAGGCCGGTGTTAATCAAGTGCTGCCAAGCCTCGATGACTTGCTCCTCTGATTCGGCGTCAATGAAGCCCTCGGCGATTCCAGTTGCAGTGAATGAATCCATGGTTTAACTCCTCAAGTGATGTGCACCGTGTTATTGCGGTGTAAGTTAAGCTTACGCGCTTCCCGCAGATTGCGCAAGCACAGCTATACATTGGAAAGCCGCGCCAGTATTGGCTTTCAGAATTCCCCTACAAAATTGAGGGCTTTTCTCAGGCCTGTCGGAAAAGCTAATATCGCCAATCTTTTTCAACGACACGCGTGGAAATAATGGCGAGCTATCAGGATCTGATGGATCAGGCGCAGCGATTGATTGAAGAGGCGGAGAAGGTCAAGCAGAAAGAGATGCAGAAAGCGATCGCAGAGATCCGCGAGCTGATGAAGACTTACGGATTGGCGGTGCGAGACATTGCGGAGCCTGGCGAGAAGATCAAAGGCCGCTCGCGTAAGAAAGCGGCGCCAAAATATCGCGGTCCCAAAGGAGAGCTCTGGTCTGGCCGCGGAAGAAAGCCTCAGTGGGTTTTAGACGCTGAAAAGGGCGGAATTCCCACTGAAACCTTCAAAATCAAGTGATTGTTACTATGTTTTTCCACTCTGGAATCTACTTCGAAATACACTTGACAGGCACGAAAGCAAGTTAGAAAATCGTTCGCGCGTCACTCCGTCCGCAAAAAGCCGCTCTCGAAGCGGCTTTTTTTATTTCCGAAAGGCATCAAATGCAAATCGTCATCATGGCCGAAGAGGGCCAAATTACCGTTGAAGCGGACGGCGCCGAGCCTTACCAGTGCTCGAGCATTGCTGAATGCAGCGAGTACATCAAAGGCCTGCTCGCCGAGGCAGGCATTCCCGAAGAGCCACCTAGCGAAGCTGGCGACGAAGCAATGCCGCAAGGCGACATGTCGGCGATGTGGGAAGAGGAGGCTGCAAAGCGTCCGGTTCAGGCCAACTTAATGGCATAACTGCACAAACATTGCACAAATCAGGCTCGGCCTGGCTGCGAAGCCGCGCCGGCCCTTGTTTTTATGTGTTCGATTCGAGTCCTCTTTAAGGCACTGACGAGTTTTTAACCCCCGCGCCAATGGCGCAAAACGAAGGAGAAGTGCGATGCAAGACTACGGAAACCCCCCAAGCCGCAACACCATCCGCGCCGCTAAAGACGCGCTGAAATCCGGCGCCGCTATCGGTGGCGGTGGCAACCAGACCCAAGGCCAGGGCGAGCTGCCCGCCAAGGTATCTGTGCCAATGCCTGGCACCAACGCCACGCAGCCTGCCTACAAGGGCGGCATGAAGCAAAACGTGCCTGGTTTCCAGGGCGGCGTGATCCCCGGAAAGATCTAAGCCCATGGCCAGTAAATCGCAGCCGAATCGGCTCGCGGAGCTGGCAGGCGCCCCGCCTCGTCTGGCCACAGCCGAGGATCTCGAGTCTGCCGGCCCCCTGACCGGTGACACGTACATGAAGGGCCGCAGCCTGGACCACAAGCGTGGAGCGATCGACGGCCGTGGCCGGATCAACCTGCGCGCGGTGGCCGAGGCCTGCGTAGAAGAGGGCCTGGACCCCGCGGTGGAGATCGTCAAGGCGCTGAAACGCCGGATCCCCAAGATCATGTCCAACGGCATGCCGGTGCTCGATGAGAACGGCGAGCCGGTGTACGTGGACGCCGTGGACCAGGACACCAAGCTACGCACCCTGAACGAGCTGTTGCAGTACACGCAGCCCAAGCTCAAGGCGGTCGAGGTCAAGCTCAACGGCAACCTGGAATTGAGCAGCGACCAGCTCGATCAGCGCCTCGCTGCCCTGATCGCCAAGGCCGCGAAAAGCGCATGAAGGCGAAAGATTTTTTTGCCGGAAACCGGGATTTTTGGGCGGATTTTTATCCGGACCCCCCATACACCCCGGATTGCGAATGGGGCCCCCGAGAACTATGGGTTCCCATACGGCACTCAAAATTTGGAGCCGGGCCGTGGCGCTAGTGTCTGCTGAAGCTAAGGCCCGCAAGGCCGAGTACATGAAAGCCTGGCGCAAAACCAACCGGGAAAAGCTGCGCGAGTACAACCGCGCCTGGCTTGAAGAGAACCGGAATGCCAACGCCCCCAAGGCCAAGGCAAGAAACCTTCGGTATTACCAGCGCCACGCAGAGCGAATCGCGGAAGAGCGCCGGCAGCAGTACGCCGAGATGGCCTCTGAGCAGCGGCGCAAGCGCGCTGGCTACGTGCTTAAAGGCCGCACGGTGATGACGGAGGAAGAGCGCAAAGCCAGACGTAAAGAGCAGGACCGCAGGTTCCGTGAAAAGAACCCGGCATCCGGCACAGCGCGACTTGCTCGACGCCGGGCACGCCTGGCCAAAGCCGCAGTGTTCTGGGCTGACCAGGAGGCAATTAAGGCCGGGTATGCCCAAGCCAAAGCGCTTGAGCAGCAAGACGGCCAGCCGCGCCACGTAGATCACATCGTGCCGCTGGGTGGCAAGAATGTTTGCGGCTTACATGTGGCGCACAACCTGCAGATTTTGTTGACGGTAGAAAACTTAAAGAAGGCGGCGAAGCATGACGATTGGTCTTGATCCCGCCGTGTTGGCAAAGCTGGACCTGAGCACGCTCAGTGACGTTGAAAAGCTAGAGCTGTACGAGCTGCTCAAGCTCAAGGACACCAAGGCCAAGCGCAACCGCCTGGCCAGCTACAAGCCGTACGCAAAGCAAAAAGAGTTTCATGCCGCTGGCGCGAAATACCGCGAGCGGCTGTTTATGGCCGGTAACCAGCTGGGTAAGACCTGGGCCGGCGCATTTGAGATGGCCATGCACCTCACCGGTAGATACCCCGATTGGTGGGAAGGCCGACGATTCCCGTATGCCATCCGCGCAATCTGCGGATCTGAATCTGCTGAATTGACGCGAAAAGGTATGCAGCGTTTGCTGCTGGGACCGCCAGAGATCCGCGAGGAGTGGGGCACGGGCGCTATTCCGCACGACGCCATACGGGACACAAGCATGAAGGCCGGTGTGCCAGACGCTGTGAGCTCGATCGTGGTGCGGCATGAATGTGGTGAGGATTCGGTCATTCAGTTCAACTCGTATGACCAGGGCCGAACCAAATGGCAGGCCGACACAATTGACGTGGTCAATCTTGACGAGGAACCGCCTCAAGCGATTTATTCCGAAGCACTGACACGTACCAACGCCACCGGCGGACTGGTGTATGTCACCTTCACCCCACTGTTGGGCATGTCGGATGTAGTGAAGCGATTCCTGCTCGACAAGCCTGAAGGCACGACGGTCACCAACATGACCATCGAAGACGCTGAACATTACACGCCCGAAGAACGGGCAGCGATCATCGCCTCGTATCCCGAGCATGAGCGTGAGGCCCGGGCCAAGGGCATACCCATCCTTGGCTCTGGCCGGGTGTTCCCGATCGCCGAAGAGGCGATCAAGGTCACCTCTTTTCCAATCCCGCCGCACTGGCCAAGGATTGTTGGCCTTGACTTTGGTATCGATCACCCCACCGCCGCCGTGTGGCTGGCATGGGACCGCGATACCGACACCATCTACGTGACCGATTGCTACCGGGTCAAAGACGCATCGATTGCAATTCACGGTGCAGCGATTCGTGCCAAGGGCGACTGGATCCCCGTGGCCTGGCCGCACGATGGATTGCAACGGGATAAGGGGTCCGGCCTGCAGTTGGCCGATCAGTACCGCGGCCAGGGAATAGCCATGCTCCGCCAGAGAGCCACGTTTGACGATGGCTCAAATGGTGTTGAAGCAGGCCTGGCCGAAATGCTAACTCGCATGCAAACCATGCGATTCAAAGTGTTTGCACACCTCTCCGACTGGTGGGAGGAATTTAGGCTTCTGCATAGGAAAGATGGCCTGGTCGTAAAGAACGGCGATGACTTGATGGCCGCCACCCGCTACGCGGTAATGATGCGCCGACACGCCAAAACGCATGAAGAAGCAGGAGCGCGTGCATCACGCATGGCTCTACCCGTTGTGAACTTTGGGGTATTTGACCCGGAAATGGGGTACTGACATGGTCGAGTGGCTTGCGGTCGTAGCGTTTTGCATTGGCGCTGAATGCGCGTTCTGGACTAACAGCGAGAAGCCAATCTCGACTGAGGCGGAATGCCGTCGCACCCTGGCGCAAGCCGAGCTTTACTTTCGACAGCATGGGGCATCCAGCATCTTGTCTGGCTGCGTCCCGCTGAAATGGACAAAAGTTTGATTGGAGCAAGCATGGACGAACAAAACCAACCCATAGCCGTTGAGGTCGAAATTGTTGACCCCGAAACCGAACGCGAAAAAGCCGAAGAACGTCTGCAGGCTTTTGGCCACAACATGGCCAAGCAGCGAGACGAGTGGATCCGTGACCGGTACAGCTATGGCGTTGACAAGCGCTGGCTTGAGGACGAAGACCAGTACAACTCCAAGGACAACGTCAACCGCGCCGCCTCACAGCTTATGACGAGTGTGGAGCAGGGATACCCCGTCACCACCAATCACGCTAAGCCACACCGCTCTACCGTTTTCATCGGCATGACCCGGCAAAAGACCAACGCCGCCGAAGCTCGAATTGCCGACATCTTGCTACCCACTGATGATCGAAATTGGGGAATTTCACCTACGCCGGACCCACGTATGGTGGGAATGACGAAGAATGCAAACCCCGCAGTTGACCCACAAACAGGCCAGCCCGCAGTCGACCGAGAGGGCAACCCGCTGCGTGTCAAAGACGTGGCCCGCGGGATCATGGCAATGGCTCGTGAAAAAGCCAAGGCCATGCAGACCGAGATCGACGATCAGCTGATCGAGTGCGACTACAACGGCGAGCTGCGCAAGATGATCCACGACGCGGCCGTGCTGGGCACCGGCGTCATTAAAGGGCCCGTGGTGATGAGCCGCACGCGCAAGGCTTGGAAGCCCTACACCGACATGCAGGGCAACCAGGTTCACCAGGTTGAGATCGTCGAAGAGCTGGGCCCGGCTTCGTTCCGAGTGGACCCGCGCAACGTGTTTCCGGATTCTGGCTGCGGCGAAAACATTCACGACGGCAAGGGTGTGTACGAGCGGCAGCAGCTGACCGCCAAACAGGTACGAGCACTGGCCAAGCAACCCGGCTATATGAAGAACCAGCTGCGCAAGGTTCTCGAGGAAGGGCCAAAGAAGTCAGCCGTGTTCCAGGAATTGAAGGACGAGGACCAGCGGGATATTGCGCGAGACACGTATGAGCTGTGGGAGTACTGGGGAGAAGTCGAGCACGAGGATTTGGAGTCTTGCGGAATCGAGGTAGGTGAGAAAGACGAGCTTCGTTCCATCTCGGCTTGCATCGTGATGATCAACAACACGGTCGTTAAAGCCTTTTTGAATCCTTTAGACGATGGCCAAATCCCGTACGACTTCTATGTCTGGGAAAAGGTGTCTGGCTCTTGCTGGGGCTACGGCGTGCCGTATCTCATGCGCGCCCAACAGAAAGTCTTGAACGCCGCCTGGCGTCAGCTGATGGACAACGCCGGCGTGTCGTCGGGCCCGCAGATCGTGATGAACCCCAACGTCATCCAACCTGCCGACAAGCAATGGCAGCTATCAGCAAGGAAAATATGGTTTGCCACTGATGACATGGACGACGTGCGCAAGGCCTTTGCCACGTTTGAATTCAACAGCCACCAGGAAGAGCTGTCGAACATCATCAAGATGGCCAGTGAACTAGCGGACCAGGAAACTGGCGTGCCGCTGCTGATGCAGGGTGAGAAAGGCGCAGCTCCGGACACCGTCGGTGGTATGCAATTGTTGATGAACAGCGCGTCAGTAGTGCTGCGTCGCCTGGTCAAGCAATTTGACGACATGGTCACCAAGCCGCACATCCGCCGGTACTACGACTACAACATGATGTACAACGAGGACGAGGAGATCAAAGGCGACTTCTCGATCGACGCCCGTGGCTCATCGGCCCTAATGGTGCGCGACGTGCAGAACCAGGCCTTCCTGAATCTCCTGGCCGCCGGCATGAACCCGGTCTATGGCATGTACCTGGACACGCAGAAGCTTTTCGAGAAAGCCCTGCAAGCCCAGCACATCGACCCGGCCGAGGTATTCAAGTCCGAGCAAGAGATCGAGCAGATCCGCGAGCAGCAGAAACAGCAGGCCGAGCAGGGCCCAGGTCCAGACCCACGGATCGAGGCGGCCAAGATCAAAGCCGAGATGGACATGCAGCGCGTCCAGGCCCAGAACCAGGGCGACATGGCCGAGCTGCAGACCCGCCTGGCGATCAAGCAGGCCGACATTGCCGCACGCCGCGAGGAGCTGGCAATGCAGCGCGAGATCGAAATGCTGAAGATGGCCAACACCCAGAACCTCACGCTCGAGCAGATCAAGGCCAAGTTGGCCGAAACGGCTATTCGCGAACGTGGCCGCAAAGAGCTGTTCGCGGCCGAACAGCGTTTGAAGCTCGTTGCTGGATCAGGAATCTAAGGAAGCAAACATGGCAAAGACAAACAAGACCGGCCAGATGGTGGCCATGGTTTTACTGGGTCGCGACCTGGCCCACCGGGCGCACTGGCGGACAACGAGCTACGCCGAGCACATGGCACTAGCTGGGTTTTACGAGGGCGTGCTCGAGCCGCTGGATGACTTTGTCGAGCAATACCAGGGACGGTTCGACGAGCTGGTGGATGTCCCCCTGGCCGACAACGAGTTTGAGGGCGAGATCGCCGACGTCCTGGACCAGCAGATGGCCTGGATCGAGGACAACCGCGAATCGATCTGCCCGCGGGAGGAGTCGGCGCTGCATAACGTCATCGACGAGATAGTGGCGCTGTACCAAAAAACCCTCTACAAACTTCGTTTTCTGACGTGAGGATAGAGGGGCTTGCATTATCTGGCAAAGCCGCTATACAATTTGCCGGCGGCATTGCGCCCAGAATTTTTGAATGAATATCGACTATCAATCAGCAACCTGGCATCTGCTCCGTAAGTGGGCAGAGGATCAACTTAAGCGTGCGCGCGAGAAAAACGACGCGCTTAAGTTGACTCAAGAAGAAACCGCCGCCTTGCGCGGCGAGATAAGAACATTAAAAAAATTTCTCGACCTGCCCAACGCGGCAGCTCGGGGTGTGGTGGTTGACCCGGACGACTAAAGCTCGGTCAATCTTGGCAAAAGAGAGCCGCCCATTGGGTGGCTTTTGTTTTTTCTGGAGGCGTAAACGTGGATGAAAACCTGACACAGGAGCAGATGCAGGATCTTTGGAACGAGGAAGCAGCGAAACATGAGGCCGGCGAACAGCCCGCCGCAGACGCCGCATCCCTAGAACAGCCAGCCGAGCAATTGGCCGGCGAACTGCAGGACGAGCAATCGACTCTGCCAGCGGAATCCGAAGACAACCAACTACCTGCCGATGAGAAGGATCCACTGGCTGGACTCCCTGAAGAAGTCAAGGTCGCATTGGCCAAGATCAATCAGCTAGAGCAAGCCAACGCCCAACTGTTGCACCACGTGAAGTCTGCTGAAGGACGTGTGGCCGCGATGCAGCGAGAGCTGCAGACGGCCAGAGCGGCGCAACAATCTGTTGCCCCGCAAGACGCGCCGACACAGAACCAAATGAATGCAGCAGCCAAAAACCCTGAAAAGTGGGAGCAGCTCAAGGAAGATTTCCCCGAGTGGGCTGGCGCGATGGAAGAGTACGTCGCCTCGAAATTGGGAAGCGTGCAGTCGGCACCAGGTCTGAACCCTCAACAGGTTGCAGCCTTTGTGCAGGAACAGGTAACGCAGACCAAAGCCGAGATGACTCGAGCCATCGAAGAAGCGCGCATTGAAGGCAAGTACGACAACTGGAAAGAGTTGATCAACACGACTGACTTTGTCCAGTGGTACTCGGTACAGCCGCCTGAAGTTCGGGCGCTTGCCGAAAGCACCTCGGCGCGGGATGCGATTCGGATGCTGGACATGTTCCAGGAGACGAAGAAGCGTTCAGCAGCGGACATCAAACAAGAGCGCGGAGCAAGACTGGCTGCCGCAGCGACCGTTAAACCCGGCCAGACACCGCCGCCCAAAACTTTGGACGACCTGTCACCGGAAGAGCTTTGGAACTACGAGGCCAAGCAGCGCGACAAAACTCGAGCGCAGCGGGGCTTTTAACTAACCCGAAAGGAAATACACCATGTCGATTCAAAATTATTCAACCGTTGCCTCGCGGAACCTAATCCGCGCTGCACAAGGCATGCTCGAGCATGCACAGCCCATCACTGTTCTGGGTGACTTTGGTACCCAGCGCGAAATGCCGCAGAACTCTACGGACACTTTGGTGTTCCGTCGTACTCTGCCTTTCGGCGCTTCGGTTACCGGCACCACGATCGAGGGCTCCAGCCGCTACGTTGGTACGCCTGACATCACTGCATCGAACTTCGTTCTTGCAGAAGGCGTGACCCCCAACGCCAACACGATCTCTTTCCAGGACGTGTCGGTTCAGCTCCAGCAGTACGGCATTCTGTTCAAGTACAGCTCCAAAGTTGAGCAGCTGTATGAGGACGACATCCCCGGCGAAATGGTCAAGCTCACTGGCGAGACCCTGGCCGAAGTGATGGAGATGGTTCGCTACGGCGTTTTGAAAGCCGGCTCGACCGTGATCTACACAAACGGCTCCTCGCGTGCCGCTGTCAACACTGCAATCAGCTTGAACTCGCTGCGTAAAGCTGCTCGTACGCTTGAGTCCAACCGCTCACGCCGTGTGACCAGCCGCTTGGCTCCTGGTGTCAACTTTGGTACGCGTGCTGTTCAGCCTGCCTACATCGTGTTCGTTCACACCGATGC